TTGATTGAAGTAACCGTCCGCAAGGATGAAATAAAGATATCCGGGCATGCAAATTATGCTGTTTCCGGATCAGATATCGTGTGCGCCGGTGTAACAGCACTTGCACAGACACTGATCAAGTCCATAAAGGACCTGACAGACGATAAAATTGAATATGAGATATCTCCCGGGAGGGTGGATATAAAGTATGGGAATCTATTAGAGAAGTCGAAAACTCTGGTGGATTCCTTTTTCATTGGCATCTGTATGATTGCCGAGGAGTTTCCGGAGTATGTCCGGATCATGTAACTTAATGTGACCGGGATGTCGTTAAACTACACATTCAAGATGCAACGACCTGGGCTTAAATGAATGGGGCGGGGCGGAAAGGATAGATAAGATGAAACACATGAATAATCACTGGAGAATTCCAATGAGCAACCTGCAGTTATTTACAGAACCTGGAGGAGACGGCGGCGGATCCGGAGAAGGGAACGGTGCTGGAGCTGGGGCAGATACTGGAAATAACGGTAACACAACAATGTCATTTGATGATTTCCTGAAGTTGGGAGGCAATCAGTCAGAGTTCGACCGGCGTGTCCAGAAGGCAATTGATACGGCTGTGACAAATGCACAGACCAAATGGAAGACACTGACGGATGATAAGGTATCAGAAGCAGAAAAGCTCGCTCAGATGACTAATGAAGAAAAGGCAAACTATAGGGCGAAGAAAGCAGAGGATGCTTTGGAAGAAATGAAGCGCCAGAATGCCAGATCAGACATGGCGAAAGAAGCACGTAAGATGCTGGCGGATGAGGATATCACTATTCCGGATGAATTGGTTATGAACCTTGTGGCAGAAGATGCAGATGGAACTAAGGCAGCAGTAGAAGCCTTTTCAACTATGTATAAAGAAGCGGTCCAGAAAGCAGTGAAAGATGCGTTAAAGGGGAAAGCTCCAAAAGCAGGTAATGGTGGAGATAAACCACCGATGACAAAAGAACAGATCTTAGCAGTGAAGAATCCGTCAGAAAGACAGAAGCTGATCGCTGAGAACATCACATTATTTCAGTAAGAAAGGAAGTATGAAACATGCATGATATTAGAAGATTAGGTCTGCAGGTATTTGCAGCACCGAATAACCTGACAGGAGAAGTGCAGATCGAGGTAAAAGCCAGAGAGATTGACTTTGTCACATCCTTTGGTAAGAACCTGAAGGCACTGTTAGATATTCTGGGAATTACCAGAATGATCAGAAAGGAAAACAATTCGGTATTAAAGACCAAAACGGTAAAAGGTGAACTGCAGTCAGGAGATGTTGGAGAAGGCGAAGAAATCCCGATGTCCAGATACACAGTAGAAGAAAAGCCTTTTGATACGATCAAGATTGAAAAATATCGTAAAGGCGTATCTCTTGAAGCCATTTCGGAAAAAGGTTATGAGGCGGCAGTACAGGATACGGATGATGAGTTCAAGTCCGATCTGCAGAATGTAGTGACTGATAAATTCTACGCACAGTTAAAAGCCGGATCTCTTACAGGACACGAAACAACTTGGCAGATGGCTGTTGCAATGGCGATCGGAAAGGTTGTGGCTAAGTTCCAGAAGATGAAGAGAACGGCAACCGGAGTAGCTGTTTGGGTAAACACTCTGGATGTGTACAAGTATCTCGGTGCAGCAGATATTACACTGCAGACTGCATTCGGCTTCAAGTATCTGACAAATTTCCTCGGAGCGGATGTTGTATTTGTTACATCTGAGGTTCCGCAGAATGTTGTAATTGCAACACCGCTCAACAACATGATTGCATATTATGTTGATCCGGGAGATTCAGAATTCGCAAAAGCAGGACTTTCGTTCACAACGGATTCAGAGACAGGATTCATTGGGTTCCATACAGAGGGAACATATAGTCGTATGATTTCCGATAACTACGCAATCATGGGCTTACGTCTGTTCTGTGAATATTTAGATGCAATCGCATACATTTCTGTAGGCGAATCTGATACACAGACCTTAGGAACATTAAGCGTAACGTCAGAGGCTGGATCAGAAGCAGGGGATACAAAGCTGACGGTGAAAGAGCAACTGCTGTCACTAAGAAACTGCTGGAAATACAAAGATGCTGCAGCCGCAACTTCAGTAACTTACGGCATGGACGTTAAGAACTGGTCTAAGTGGGATGGTGAATCAGAGATTGCTTCGACAGCAGGGCACCATATCACACTGGTTGAATGTGATCAGAACTACAAAGCTGTTCGTTCTGGTGATGTAGCTGTAACTGTCAATCCAGGAGCATAGGAGGTAAGGAAGTATGTATAAGGTAATCAAACATTTTATCGATCTCCATGATAACGATCACTCTTATAACGAGGGAGATATCTTCCCTCGTGAAGGAGTAGATGTCAGCAAAGAAAGAATCGAGGAGCTGGCCGGCAGTAACAACAAACAGCACACTCCGCTGATCGAACTTGTGGAAGAAGATCCAGACAATACAGCCGGCACAGATACTGCAGAAAAAACATCAAAAGCCGGTAAGAAGAAAGCAGAGAGTAAGATGCCGGAAAACAAAGAGCTGGCAGAGTAGGAGGAGCGTATGATTGAAGATCTGATGGTCTTATTGGGATTGCCGGAAGAAATTGACGAGGAATTAGAAAATAAATTGCTGTTAATTTTAAAGGCTACCAAACAAAGGCTGCGTTTCCTTCTCGGGGGATTGGAGCCTCCGGAAGAGATGAATTATATCATCCTGGATGTGTCAATCATACGGTTCAACAGAATCGGTTCGGAAGGACTTTCCTCTCACAGTGTTGAGGGGGAAAGTCTTTCTTGGTCGGAGAATGATTTTGCGGGATACATGGATGATATCCGAGCATATCTGGATGATCAGAAAGAATCAAAGAAAGGTAAGGTGAGATTCCTATGAGATATGACACACCAATATACTTCCAGAAACTCACCCCTGGAGAGTATGATCCGGCTACCGGTAATTATGGAGAAGATGCGATATCGGAAGATATGAAGTCTGCCTCAGTCATGGATACCGGTACGAATACGATGATGCTTGTCTATTCCGGAATTAAGGAAGGCAGCCTTACCATTCACCTGCAGAATCATTACGACCGGCCATTTGACAGGATTCGCGTAGGGAATAAAACATACGGTGTAGATTTCAGCAGGAAGCTCCGGACGAAGCAGGTATATGTTGTGTCGGAGGTGGTGTGATGGGAGTAAAGCTGATTGGTTTTGAAAAGTTGGAGGCTAAACTGACTAAAAACATGGATCTGTCTGCTGTTAAAACAGTAGTTAAGAAAAATGGAGCAGAAATGCAGAAAAAAGCTATGAAAGAAGCTCCTGTGCTCACCCATCATTTACAAAAGTCAATTATGTTGGAAATTACAGATGGCGGCATGACTGCAGAGGTTGAATCAACAGCGGAATATGCAGGTTATCAGGAATATGGAACGAGATTCATGAAAGGAAAACCGCATATACGCCCGGCATTTGATGAGCAGAAAGGTAAATTTAAGTCGGATTTGGGAAAACTTGTGAGGTGATAAGATGGATCCACAGCAGGAATTGTTCAGTGCTGTTTTGATGGCATTGAAAGAAAAATATGAGGATACGGGAGTTGGTGTGTATGACACGGATTTACCGCCTGAGGACACGCCGTATCCTTTTGTTTACCTGGCGGATTGCTCCGAGAGTGATCAGGCTACAAAAAATGAGATTATCGGCGAGACTAATCTGATGTTGAAAGTCTGGCATGATAATGTACGGCAGAGAGGAACGGTATCTGGTATCTTGGCAGATATCAAGAACATCTGCCGATCAATCGAACATACAGAACATTATGCCTGGAATATGCAAAGGCCGACACAGAGAATCTTGCCAGATACAACAACAAAACAGCCGCTTCTTATGGGAATCCTAGAAGTGGCATTTAAATTTAGTTAGGAGATGACAATAGTGAAGAACAGAAAGTTATTTGGACTGCAGTTATTTGCAGAAGCAGTAGCAGGAAAAAAGATCGTATATCTGTACCGTATCCTGAGTACAGAGAAAGATCATGATGCAACAGCACTTGCGTTTACAACAGAAAATGAACGTACAAAGTCGAAGGATGCTGATTCGACAGTGACAAAAGATGGTACAGTACGTACACCGGGGGCAGCAGAAGGAGAAATCACAGCATCAAGCCTTTTGAAAAAAGGAGATGAGTTCATCGATGAGTTGGAAGCAGCACTCGACGATGATGAAAAGATGGAGATCTGGGAAGTAAACTTAGCAGAGCCGCAGGCGAGCTCGACTGATAAATTTAAGGCAAAATACTTCCAGGGATATCTTACGGAAATTGATAAGACATCCAATGCAGAGGATAATGTAGAGTTATCATTGACATTTGGACTGGAAGGAAAAGGCGTAGATGGCTATGCAACAGTTACTGCAGAACAGCAGGAAGTAGCAGCATATGTATTTGCAGACACTCAGAAGACAGGAGCTTAAGAGGGCGAGAAGAATCGTCCTCTTTTTTTGATGTGCGACATCGCGCGGAAGGGAGATAAAACAATATGATGGAACTTACAATCAACGGAACAGTATATCAGTTTAAATTCGGGATGGGATTCTTAAGAGAAGCAAATAAGCTTACCGTAGTTCCGGTTCAGGGAATGCCGGGAACAACAAAAGAGATAGGAGCAAGGTATCTGATCGCTAGTGTTGTGGTTGATCAGGAACCGAATGCACTGGTAGATCTGTTAGATTTGGCGAATAAGGGAGAGAATCCAAGAGTAACAAAGGCAATGTTAGATTCTTACATTGATTCGGAAGAGGTAGACATCGATGAGCTCATGGAGAAAACAAAAGATTTTTTATCGAAAACAAATGCTACCAAGAAAGCAGTGAAAGAGATCTTGAAAGAGTACGAGGAACAGATGGCGAAGAAGAAGGCTCAGGAGCTGTAGAAGAAGACCTATATAAGACCGTAGCAAGGAATTGCTTCCGGTATTTTGGCTTCACGTCATTTAAACAGGTGGATCAGCTGACATTGGCAGAATATGAACTTATGATGGAGGCTTTAGAGCTTCGGATGCTTGACGAGAGTTTACATGAACATCGTCAGGCATTTTTGAATTTTGCGGTAAAGGCAGAAAAGAAAGCTGGCAAAGGCAAGACCAAACCAGTTTACAAGAGATTCCGGCAGTTCTTTGATTTCGATAAAGAACTGAAAAAAATGAAGAATCGAAGGAAACCATCCAGATTTGCTGGAATAACCAAACTGCTGGATAGAGAGGAGTGAGAGGATGGCAGAGTCGTATAGTGTAAAAGCAATATTATCAGCGCAGGACAAAAACTTTTCATCCATTATGAAATCATGCCAGGGATATGCAAATAATCTGAAAACTACTCTCACCGGCGGTCTTGGATTTGGTGCAATGGCTGCAATCGGCGGGAAGGCGATGTCGCTGGTGACAAATTCAGTCAGTGATTTGTCGAAAGAGACGATAGAAACATCGGATTCCATGTATAAGTTGCAGGCAGCTATGAGATTTTCCGGGTATTCCGAAGCGGAAATACAGAGAATAGCCGGAGCAACAGGTACATTAAAAACATATGCAGATAAAACAGTATTCTCCCTGCAGGATGTTATGGGTACATTCGGCTCACTTTCGGCAAATGGAATCAAAGACGCAGACAAGTTGACGGAAGCAGTCGGTAATGCAGTTGCTGTATTTGGTGGAGGTGCAAAGGAATATTCCTCGGTAGCACTTGCGTTTTCACAGGCAATGGCGGCAGGAGCTTTACATGCTCAGGATTGGAACCAGATCATTAATGCCAGTCCGCAGCTTGCTGGAGGCTTACGGAAAGAGCTGATTAAGCTGAATCCAACATTAGGGAACGACTTCAAAGGAGCAATGGAAAAGGGTGCAATTACCGCAGACATGCTCGGACAGGCTATCAATAACATTGGTATGACTGACATGGCGAAAGAAGCAGCCACATCCGTAACAACATTTGAAGGTGCTATGGGTAACTTAGAGGCATCTGCAGTAAGCGGAATGATGAAGCTTTATGATACTTTCGCAAAGCCTAAAGTGATTGATTCAATCAATGGGATGACCGGTAAGGTGGAGGCGGGATTTGACAAATTGTCCGTTGGAATTCCAAAAGCAATCGAACTTATATCTCCATACTGGAACGTGCTGAAAACAGATGCAAAAGAGGTAGGGACAGCCTTTGGAGAGGCAGCTGGTGCGATTATTGACGAAGTACAGGAACTTACCGGAGCATTTGGAAAAAAGGAAAGTGTGGATAATTTCTCTGAAAGCATGGGAACAGCAACAGATGCATTAACTACATTTGCGGATTTTCTAAAAGATCATGATAAAGAAGTGGCAAAAGCAATTACGCTGTTACCGAAATTATATGTTGCTTTTAAAGGCTTTAAAATAGTCAGTGCAATCGCCCCTGGTGTCAAAACTTTTGCGGGCGCAATTGTAAGCATGACAGGAAAAGGAATAGCGACGCTGGCAGGTAAGTTATTTGGCGTAGCAGCGGGTGAAAAAGCGGTAGGCACTGCAAGTAAAGAATCATCAGGGACTATCGTAGAATCAGCAAAAGCATTTGTAGCGATCGGAGCAGGAGTAGCATTGATTGCAGCAGGATTTTCCCTTTTGGCATATTCAGCCGTGCAAATCGCACAAGCTGGACCACTGGCAGCAGGAGTACTGATCGGCATGACGGTTGCAGTGGCAGGCTTAATGGTTGTTGCCAAAAATGTGGCGCCGGCTATGACGGTCGGAGCAACCGGATTCATTGCCTTTGGTGCGGCTGTCCTGATAGCGGCAGCGGGGATTGCTGTATTATCACTGGCGGCTGTTAATCTGGCGAATGCGGGACCGCTTGCTATAGGCTGTATGGTTGGTATGGTTGCGGCAATTGCCGGACTTGCCCTTGGCGCAGCAGCACTAGGACCGGCATTGACAGCCGGAGCAGTAGGTCTCGTTGCCTTTGGTGTAGCTATATTACTGGTTTCAACCGGAGCACTGCTGGCAAGTGTTGGGCTTGCCATAGTAGCAGGTGTGCTTCCGACCATTGTGCAATATGGAATTCAGGGAGCGGCTTGCATCGCAACTCTCGGAGCAGGCATGATCGTATTTGGCGCTGGGGCTGCAGTAGCCGGAGCGGGATGCATTGTCCTTGGTGCCGGACTTGTAGTGGTAGGTGCCGGACTTACGGTGGTTGGTGCAGCTGTCCTGATTGCGGCAGCGGGTGTGTTGCTTCTGGCAGCAGGAGCACTTGCCCTTGGCGCCGGTCTTACGGTAGCTGGGGCAGGACTTCTGTTGATGGGAGCTGCATTCCCTGCTGTATCATCCGGAGCTTTAGCAACGGTAGGAGCACTGACAGCCTTAACAGCATTATCATTAGGTCTTGCGGCTGGAATGGGAGCATCGGCTGTTGTAGTGGTAGCATTTGGAGCTGCTATGGCAGGCGGCGCAGTTGGCACCCTTGCAATGGTGGTAGCATTAAAGTCTGTTAATTCAAGCATGAAATCAATTGCATCCAATGCGAAGAGTGCTCAGAGCTCTTTAACAAGTATGAGATCCAGTGTGAACGTAGTGAATGCAGGACTGGATGCACTGGGAAGTAAGGCAAAATCTGCTATCAATGCGCTGATCAGTCAATTTACAAATGCAGAAGGAAAGGCAAAAAGCTCTGGTAATGCAGTTGGAAATAATTTTAATAGTGGAGTGTCAAGTGGCATGAGTCGCGCAGTATCTACGGCAAGATCCATGTCTGCGTCTACAGTATCAGCCATGAGATCAGCTGGATCCGGTTCATACAGTTGCGGTGTATATATAGGAGCTGGTCTTGCAAATGGTATGGCAAGTCAGGTTGGGCGTGTAAGATCTGTTGCGGCGCAGTTGGCAGCTGCAGCAGAGGCGGCAATTGTAGCAAAAGCTAAGATTGGAAGTCCGTCCAAGGTTACTCATAAACTGGGCGGCTATTTCGGTGAAGGATGGGTAAATGGAATTTCTGATAGGGTCACAGATGCGAAAAAGGCAGTATGGAAACTGGTAGACATTCCGGATTTAGTTCCTGTTCCGGAAATTGGAGCTGGATTAAGAATCGGCATCGAAGATTTGAATGATGATTATGACTACACCAGAAACGAAACCTATACCATTTACGTCCCTGTTGAAGTAGATGGCCGGCAGGTGGCAAAGGCAACGGCGAAATACACCAAAGAAGAAATTGAACAGCAGCAGAAAAGAGATCTTCGAAAGAAAGGCATGAGATAAGGAGGGCAGATATGTATAAATTTGTAGACACTACAGAGAGACAGGAAGAGCAGATACTGCCCTCCGAAGCTCTCAATTTTAACGGAGTCTATTTTGAAAATGTAATCCCCGGATATCGGACACTATATGTGTCCGGCCGGGAGATGATCGAAACAGAAATTACAGATTTGGATACGGAGATTATGGATGGATCCA